TACAGCCGGTGTATTCGACCTTGATACAGACTCCAACGGTCGTTGGTCAGTTGAAAAGTTCAAGGGCCTAATGTTCCAGGTTGAACGTGAATGTAACCAAATTGCCAAAGACACACGTCGTGGCAAGGGCAACATCCTCATCTGCTCAAGCGACGTAGCTTCTGCTCTTCAGATGGCCGGTGTTCTTGATTACGCTCCTGCTCTAAACAGCAACAACCTAAACGTTGACGATACAGGTAACACCTTCGCTGGTGTACTCAATGGTCGTATTCGTGTATACATCGACCCATATACAACTGGTAACTATCTAACAACTGGTTATAAGGGTTCCAGCCCATTCGATGCCGGTCTATTCTATTGCCCATACGTTCCACTCCAGATGGTTCGTGCAGTCGATCAGAATAGCTTCCAGCCAAAGATTGGCTTCAAGACACGCTACGGCATGGTAGCCAACCCATTTGCAGAAGCTGGTAATGCTTCAACTCCTGCAAACAGCGGTCGCCTAGTACAGGATACAAACCTATACTATCGTCGTATTCTCGTCAATAACATCATGTAATTGAGACGAGATAGTCAAAAAGAGGGGACGCAATGTCCCCTCTTTCTTATAAGAATAAAGTTTTTAAAATTATAGGAGAGCCCCCGCTCTCCTATTTTTTTGCATAAATAATGACAAAGGAGATCTTATGTCAGCCGTAGATAATCAACCTTCAAACAAGAACTTTCTTTCACCATTAGGATTCAAATTCTTAATTAAGAAAACTCCTAATATGAATTGGTTCGTACAATCAGTGAATTTACCTGGAATAAGTTTGCCTGAAGCTGTGGTGCAAACTCCTTTTGTTAATATTCCATTTTCTGGTGAGCAATTAACTTTTGAAAAGTTACAAGTAACCTTTCGGGTCGATGAAGACATGTCTAATTATCTTGAACTTCATAACTGGATGATTGGCTTGGGTTTCCCAGAAAAATTTGATCAATATATAGGTACTGGTCCTGACTCTACAAACTCAAATCGATTCAACAAACCGGGTCAAATAAAATCAGATGGCACGCTTTTTATCATGAATTCAGTAATGAATCCTATCGTGCAAGTGCATTTCTTTGACTTAGCTCCTATCAATCTATCTGGCTTTTCATTCGATACAAAGATGTCTGATGTAATCTCTGTGGAAGCCACCGCAACCTTTTCTTACCTTCGCTACACTATTTCTGCTGTCTAGGCATTTACAATTTAATTCTACTGTAGTATAATCTATGGTATCCTGAATAATATTGATATAGGATTTAATCATGAAATTAGAAGAGATTCAATCTCTTTGGGAAAAAGATAGTCAGATTGATAGATCTGAACTAGGCGAAGAAAGTCTAAAGATAGCTCAGTATCATTCGACCTACTTTAAGATGTACTCTGAGGAAAGGCTTCTACTTAAGAAACTTGAATACCAATATAAGGTCTTATATAAGACTAAGCATGAATACTATAATGGCACGCTTAGCCAAGAAGAACTGAAAGAGAACGGATGGAATCCTTTTACTCTCAAAGTGCTAAAAACTGATCTGAATATATACTTAGAAGGTGATACAGATATTCATAACTCTCAGCTTAAGATCGAGTACCAGAAAGAAAAGATCAATCTGCTTGAGAACATCATCAAAGCTTTGAATAACCGTAATTACCAGATAAAGAATGCGATTGATTGGGCTAAATTTATGAATGGTGTATGATGGATGTAGTACGCGTAGAGAAACTAAATGAAGTATACAACAGAATCCATTGTGAACCTTGGTTGGCCAAGGAGATCGATTCGTTTTTCACTTTCAAAGTTCCTGGTTACCAGTTTATGCCTCAGTATAGGTCTGGTATGTGGAATGGAGATGTGCACATATTTAATGTGCGTGGCCAAGTGTTATATGGAGGATTAAACGGGTATCTCGAGAAGTTCTGTGAAGAACGTGAATATCAAATAGAGTACCTAACCGACTTCAGTGCTGATGAGTTCTCTCTCAAAGAAGCACAAGACTTCATCTCATCTCTTGCTCTCCCATTTCAACCAAGAGACTATCAAGTAGACGCATTTGTTTATGCAGTTCGCAATCGTCGAGCTGTCCTCTTGTCTCCCACTGCATCTGGTAAATCATTCATCATCTATCTGATCAGCAGATGGTTTAGTGCTCGTACTCTTCTTATCGTTCCTACTACTTCTCTTGTCCATCAGATGTATACTGACTTCCAATCTTATGGATATGACTCTGAAAAGCATTGTCATAGGATCTATTCAGGAGAAGAAAAGGACGTAGACAAACCAATAACCATCACTACATGGCAGTCTATCTACAAGATGCCTAAATCTTGGTTTGATAGGTTTGATGTAGTCATCGGCGACGAAGCACATCTCTTTAAAGCCAAGTCGTTGACTTCTATCATGGAGAAGTTGGTAGATTGTCAATACAGATTTGGTTTTACTGGTACTCTTGATGGTGCTCAGACCCATAAGTTGGTACTTGAAGGTCTATTTGGTCCAGTCAAGAAGGTCACCACGACAAAAGAACTCATAGATCAGAAGCACTTGTCTGCTTTCAAGATAAAGTGTATAGTTCTAAGACATCCAGATCCTGTATGCAAAGATATTCTAAAGAAGAAGTACCAAGACGAGATGGATTATATCGTTTCATGTGAACAGAGGAACAAGTTTATTCGAAATTTAATCCTATCTTTGAAAGGAAATACGCTTTTACTGTTTCAATATATTGAGAAACATGGTAGAATACTATACAACGACATGCAAAAGGAAATCCAAGAAGGCCGTCCAGTGTATTTCGTTCATGGAGGGGTGGAAGGCGAAGATCGTGAGAACATCAGAAGGTTGGTTGAGATGGACCAGAACGCAGTGATTATAGCATCTTATGGTACGTTCAGCACAGGCATCAACATTCGTAATCTTCATAACATCATCTTCGCCTCCCCCTCGAAGTCAAGGATACGCAACCTTCAGTCTATTGGTCGTGGCCTAAGACTTGGAGAAAACAAAGAAGAGTGTACATTGTTTGACATAGCAGATGATATGTCCATGAATTCAAAGAAGAACCATACATTGATGCACTTCATCGAGCGTATGAAAATCTACAATGAAGAAAAGTTTGAGAATAAAATTTACACGGTAAAATTGAAATGAATAACTTTACAGTATTAAAGTTGACTACTGGTCAAGACGTTATTTGTATGGTAGATGAAAGTAAAGTCACCGATCAGTTAATTGAGATCGGTCATCCAATGATCATTATTTCTATACCAAATCCTGATGGTACTACAATGATCTTTTTACGTAGATATAATCTTCTTGCCAAATCACCTATCATGAAGGTTCGTCGAGCTCATATCGTTGCAACATATGCTCCTCGTTTAGAACTCGCTAAGTACTATAAAACACTCATGAAGTATCATGATGAAGTCCTAGATAAAATCACAATACAAGAAGTAGATCTTGCATCTACGTTTATTGATACTGCACTATCTAATCCTGCATTTGATACTATGCTCGAAAAACAATTGGATGAAATGAAAGAAACTAAAGACTTTAAAAATCTTAAGGCAAAGAAAACCACAAAGGTGCACTAATGCAACTAAGAAATGCTCACTACGTAGACAATAAAAAGTTACTCGAAGAGTTAACTATACATCATGGACTTGTAAAAAAAGCCAAAGCTGAAGGAACACAGAAGCCTAGGATTTCTGATTACGTAGGTGAGTGTATTCTTTTAATTGCTAAAAAACTCTGTAATCGTCCTAATTTTATGAACTATCCATTTAAAGAAGAGATGATCGGCGATGGCATCGAAAATTGTTTGATGTATATTGACAACTTTGATCCAGCAAAATCAAGTAATCCATTTGCTTATATTACACAAATCATCTACTTTGCATTTGTTCGTCGTATAACCAAAGAGAAGCGACATCTGTATACGAAACACAAATTAATTCAGAACTCAATGATTCATAATGAACATATTGAACAGAGTGAATGGAATGAACGTACAGAGCAGACTTATTTTGAGAATGAACATATGAATGAGTTTGTAAAATCATATGAAGAAACCATTATCAAGAAGAAAAAGGATAAAGAAAAGATTGGCATTGAACAGTTTATCGAGGAAGATATCAATGAACTCAAAGAAGAGATTCTAGGAGAAGACGATCTATGACACAGATTGCACTGATTACTGACACTCATTGGGGTTGTCGTAATGACAGTCCAGTATTTGCTGAACATATTTCAAAGTTCTATAAAGAAGTATTCTTTCCATATCTAGAAGAGCACGGCATAAATTATATCATTCATTTGGGTGATATTGTAGATCGTCGTAAATATATCAATTTCGTTACAGCTAAACGTCTCGATGAAGATTTCATTGAGCCAATCTATAAGAATAAATTGTTCTTACACGCAATCATTGGTAATCATGACACGTATTTTAAGAATACAAACGAAATCAATTCGATGAACGTATTATATCGTGATAATGCCCACTTTAATTATTATCATGGTCCTGCAGAATTTAGTATTGATGGTTGTAAGATTCTATTCATGCCTTGGATTTGTTCTGGTAATTATCAGAATTGTATGGATGCCATTGAGAAGACAGATGCTCAAGTATTATTTGGACATCTTGAACTTGCTGGATTTGAGATGTATAAAGGCATGCCAAATGATCACGGTTTTGATGCCAAATTATTTGATAAGTTTGATGTAGTTTGCTCTGGTCATTTTCATCATAAGTCAAGTCGTGGAAACATTCACTATTTGGGTGCGCCTTATGAGATGACTTGGTCAGATTATGATGATCCCCGAGGATTTCATATCTTCGATACGCATACGCGTGAACTTACGTTTATAGAAAATCCTAATAAAGTATTCCATAAAATCTTTTATAATGATGTTGATCAAACTATCGAATATGTGATGAATCAAGACTTTTCTATGTACAAGAACTGTATTGTAAAAGTGATTGTCAAAAACAAGACGAATCCTCATGTATACGATCTATTCATAGAGAAGCTTGAAAAAGCTGGAGTATCAGATCTTCAGTCAGTAGAAGATCATCTTAATCTTAATCTTGAGATCGATGATGATATTGTTGGAGAAGCAGAAGATACACTATCTATGTTGAATAAGTTTGTAACACAGATTTCAAACAAAGAAAACCACAAAGATTTATCTAAACTATTAAAAGAGCTATATGATGAAGCTCTAGCGGTGGAATAATATGGTAGAATATTGGTTTCCTACTCCTATATGGTTCTTTGATCTCGATGAAATTGACAACAAAAAGATTGTCAAGTATGCGACTAAGTTATCTAAAAAGAATGAAGGAAGAATCCTTTCAAATTATGGTGGTTGGCAGAGTAATGATTTTCATTTAAACGATTGCGAGAATGAAGAGCTACTTAAACTTGGTCAAATTGTAGAACTCAAAGCACGTGAAGCGGCTACAGAACTCGGCATCAAGCCAAATATGCAAGTATTCATGAGTAATTTTTGGTTAAACTTGAATCGCAAAGGAAATAGTAACATAAGGCATAATCATCCTACTTCGTTTTTTTCTGCTGCCTACTATGTACAAATATCTGAAAACTGTGGTAAGATAGTATTCGAACACCCATCATCATTCACAAATTTTTGGTGGAATTCGTTTACAAATACGAGCACGTATGCCACGCATTCTACTATTAACTATGAACCAAAAGTTGGTAGACTTATAATTTTTCCCTCGTGGTTAGAGCATAGTGTGCAATTAAATAATAGTGATGACGTAAGAATAAGCGTAGCTTTTAATACGGATATAGATTTAGTATGATTATTTTTAAGACCCTGCGCTGGAAAAATTTTCTGTCGACAGGAAATTCCTTTACTGAAATTGATCTTGCTCGATCAAAGACAACGTTGATCGTCGGCGAAAATGGCGCTGGTAAGTCCACTATTCTAGATGCGTTATCTTATGGTCTATATGGTAAACCATTTCGAAAAATCAATAAGCCACAGCTTATGAATTCTATTAATGGAAAAAATCTTATAGTTGAACTTATGTTTGATATTGGCAAGCATTCGTATAAGATCGTACGCGGAATGAAGCCTAATGTCTTTGAAGTCTATCAAAGCGGAAAGATGATCAATCAAAATGCTGAGATGAAAGATTATCAAGAGATGTTTGAGAAGCAGATCCTTAAACTGAATCATAAATCTTTTTCTCAGATCGTAGTTCTTGGATCAGCTTCGTTTACTCCATTTATGCAATTGCCTGCAGCACATCGTCGTGAAGTGATTGAAGACTTGCTTGACATTCAGATCTTCTCTACCATGAACGTACTGCTTAAAGGCAAGATGCAACAGAACAGAGACGATATTACTAGAACTGATATGCAGATTCGTCTTACGGAACAGAAGATTGAATTATATAAACAGAACATCGAAAAGCTCAAACAAAACAACGATGAACTGATTGCAGAATACAAAGCAAAGATGGAAGTCGCTCAGAAAGACTATTATAAATGGGTAGATCTTCAAAAACAGACACAAAATCAAAATACTGGTCTAAGAGAAAAGATCGCTGATCAATCTAAGATGACGAGTAAACTTAAGAAACTTGATGATCTAGAATATCAGATCCATGATAAGCGTAAGAAGATTGAAAAAGAAATTGGATTCTATCATGATAATGATAACTGTCCAACTTGTAAACAAGAATTACAAGTTGATTTTAAGCAAGATAGAATCTCTACTCGCCATGATCAGCAAACAGAATTAGAAGAAGCACTCGTTAAACTCAAAGAAGAAAAGAGTAAGTGCTATGATCGTATGCGAGAGATTGAAGAAATACAAGCAGAGATTGATGCCAATAATCATGGAATAGATGAATATATCCATCAGATCCGATTGATTGAAAATATCATGCAATCACACGTTAATAGTATTAAGTCGATTGAATCACAGACGTCTAAGATTGACGTTGATGGCAACCAACTAGAAGTATTGTCAGCAGAATTAACAGAGAACATTAGCAAAAAGAATCACTTAGTCGAACAGAAGTTATTGCATGATATCGCTGCTAATCTATTGAAAGATACTGGCATCAAGACCAAGATCATCAAGCAGTATATTCCAGTAATGAACAAATTGATCAATAAATATTTAGCGACGATGGACTTTTTTGTTAATTTTGAACTTAATGAGAGCTTTGAAGAGAAAATTAAATCGAGGTTTAGAGATGAATTTAGTTACCAATCTTTTTCAGAAGGCGAAAAACTACGTATCGATTTGGCACTACTATTTACTTGGAGAGCCATATCAAAGTTGCGCAATAGCGCTAGTACTAATTTGCTTATAATGGATGAAATTTTTGATTCTTCACTTGATAATTCGGGAACAGAAGAATTCTTAAAGATCTTGCAATCCTTGGCATCTGATACGAATGTATTCATCATTAGTCATAAAGGTGATGCGCTCTATGATAAGTTCCATTCCGTGATTAAATTCGAAAAACATAAAAATTTCAGCCGTATTGCTGCATGATATTGAGATAAAACATGACAGAAGAAACATTACTGACTCACGACATACTACCTTTAGTACCAAATACTCATCCTATTCTATTTGAACCTACTAAACGGTTTGATTTCGAGAATCCTCCTTTACCTCCCGTTTATCTGGCTAATTGCTTGATAGCAACCATGAATCATAACTCAGGCATGGT